TTTGGCGCTAACAACTATCGTGACTGCGGTGATCTTGTTCCATATGGTACTGCAATTATTCAGAACAGTGCAGCAATGGTATTACCGGGCGCATTCTTGCGTAATCCTGCTCATAACTTGTTCGATGCATTATTGTTCAATAGTCGTGAATACATCAAGTTCAAGCAATTGGTAGTTGACACAGTACAAAACACTGACTATGCTCAGCGTTATACCCCATCAACTATTCTTGATGCAGCATTAGATCAGATTGCAGCCGCTAGAAGCGAAATCAACGCCTTCTTCTGGTCAGACATGCTTCCGAGCAAGTCACCATACTTGGTAAATACTTACACGTTCAATAATGCATTAGATCACACTATCTATCCATTAAGTCAAGTATATGATTTTAGCGCAGCAAGCTATAATGGCGTTCTTGTTTACCTGTTGAGAACGATAGATAATGTGCGTGTTGAAAAACAATTATTGAGTGGCGTTGACTATATTATTAGTAGTACAGCACCGTCATTGCAAATTGTTATTCCACTTCTGGATGGTGATCAAGTAGTCATCAAGGAATATAACCAGACATATGGTTCATATGTTCCTAACACTCCAACTAAGTTGGGTGTATATCCTTCGTTTGAACCAATGGTAGTTCTTGATAGTGACTATATTGTTCCCACTTATTTCATTCGTGGTCACGATGGATCATATACTAAACTATACGGGGACTACAACGCTGATCTTGGAGTACTAGTTGACTTCCGTGACCAGGCGTTGTTAGAGTTTGAAACGAGAATTTATAACAATCTCAAGTTGAGTGGCACTGTTCCTATTCATGACTATGAGATTCTTCCTGGATACTTCAGAGAAACTGCATCAACTTACACGTATGATGAATTCCTAGAAATGTATTCACCTATGTTCTTGAACTGGGTAGGACAGAATCGTCTTGACTACAAGACACAATATTTCTCAAAGACCGCAGAGTTTACCTACAACTATACCAATAGTGCTTATAAGACTACTAAGTTGCCGATACAACAGGGCTATTGGAGAGGCGTATACAGCTATCTATATGATACTACTGCACCAAACGAAACACCTTGGGAAATGCTTGGCTTTGCAGACATGCCTACTTGGTGGACTACTCGTTATGGTCCCGCACCATATACAAGTGACAATGGAATTCTTTGGGCTGACTTAGAAGCTGGCTATGTATGGAATAATGGCGATTCATATGTTATTCCTCAACTAGCTCGTCCTGGTCTTTCAAACTTAATTCCAGTTGACAGCGCCGGCAATTTACTGTCACCATTTGAAGCAGTTGTCGGCAACTATAACCCAAGTACTTTCCAGAAAGATTGGAAGGTAGGCGATGTAGCTCCTGTAGAGTTGAGCTATCGTCGTAGTTCAACTTGGCCATTTGATCTTGTTCGCTTGTTTGCGTTGACTCGTCCTGCTGAGTTCTATAACCTAGCAGTTGACCTTGACAAGTACAAATACAACGCCGAGTTTAATCAATATATAGTAAATGATCGTAGACAGTTGCAACTAACTGATATTCAGGTATATGGTAGTGGTACCCCAGTTACCTCATACATTAACTGGATTGTTGATTACGAAAAGCAGCAAGGTATTGATGCAACTACTAATATCACTACTATGCTTAACAACATGGATGTTCGTTTGATCTATCGTCTTGCTGGATATTCAGATAAAGACATGCTCAGCTTCTATGTTGAAAAAGGTTCACCAAATTCACGCAATGCATCATTGCTGATTCCTGACGAGAGCTATAGCGTTCTACTGTATGAGAATCAGCCATTTGACAAGATTATGTTCAGCGGAGTTGTTATCCAGCAGAATAATGGTTATTGGACAGTATATGGCAACAGTCAGAACTTTGCTTACTTCACTATTCAAAATCCAAAGTATAATGGACAGTGGAAAGAACTTGCAGTAGAAAACCAAAAGGTTAAAGTAACGACTGCATATGAAAATACAACTTCATTAGTACCATATGGCACTAAGTTCTATAGTACACAAGATGTTGCACAGTTCTTGCTTTCATATGGCGCACACCTTGAATCTCAAGGAATGATCTTTGATGAAGTTCAAAATGGTGTTCATGTAACTTGGCAGCAAATGGTTCTTGAGTTCTTGTACTGGGTTCAGGTTGGTTGGGAAGATGGAAGCATCATCACAGTTAACCCTGCTGCACAGATGATGAACATCAATGCTGCAAGCTCAATTGTGCAACCATTGACTATTCATCAACAGAACTTTATTTTGAATCAGAATCTATATCCAATTCAATTGAATGACCTATGCGTAAATCGTGATGGAACTAACTTCAATGTTCACACATTGAACGCCGGCGACACTATGGCTTATGGTCAGTTTAATATGAGCAACTTTGAACATGGTATTGTTTTTGACAACGTTACATTATTCAATGATGTTCTTTACAGTACAGTAACTGGTCTACGTCAGAACCGCATTTATGTTCGCGGCACCAAAACTGCCGAATGGAACGGCACTGTTGATACCTGGGGATTCATTCTCAATCAAGACAATGTTCAGGAATGGGATGGCACACTCAAGTATACTAAGGGTGTGATTGTCAAGTACAAGAACAAGTATTGGACATCACTCAAAATCATTGAACCATCATTAGTATTCAACGAACAAGAGTGGAAACAAATCAACTATGCTGATATCCAAAAGGGTCTATTAGCCAACCCATCAACTCGTGCATATGAAAGCACATTGTACTATAATGTTTATGAAGCTAATCTTGAGCAGGATGCCGATCTTCTTTCCTTCTCATTGATCGGTTATAGACCACGTGACTATCTAGCACTTATTGACTTGACTGACACTGCTCAGGTCCAAGTCTATAAGAACTTGATCAAGAACAAGGGTACTAAGAATGCAGTAGATGCATTCAAGGGTGCAAATCTACCACAGGGCGGAATTCAGTATGATGTCTATGAAAACTGGGCTATTCAGTCAGGTCAATATGGCGGCATACTAAATGAAAACTTTGTAGACTTCCGTGTGAACCAGCAATACATGACTGGTGATCCCTCAATTGTAAGTCTTACTGATGGTCTACCTACAGAAGGTTCAATGCAAGAAATAGCACTTGCAAACTTATATGACTATGGTATAGCTCCTACTTCACCTAATATATTGAGTACAACTTCCACTACTCCCATTGATTCGTTATACCCAAGTGCCGGCTATGTCAACTACGATGACGTAAAGATGGCAACTTACTTCTATTCGGGTCTTCCATATGCTACGGATGTTAACGGCAAGATTATTCCTATACAGAACTTCTATGTCGGTGAATACATGTGGCTTGCTAACTTTAAAGAAAAGTGGAATGTATATCGTTGGAAGACACTAGGTGAAGTACTGCAAGTTCGTGGAAATGCTAATGGCACTGCAACTATTACTTTCAATCAGCCACATGGTCTTAAGAAGCTAGATCCAGTTGCAATCATTAACTTTGCAACTACTGTCGACGGTTACTATATTGTTTCTGATGTAGTTGGACTTTACGAAGTAATTATTAACTTAAGTCTTGTTACTACAAGTGCAGGTTCAATTCAAGGTCGTGGGCTAGGATTCGCATTTGAATCACAGCGAGTAGCAACTCCATCTGAAATCGCAAAATTGAATCTAACTGAGAATGAGTTTGTTAAGAACACAGTTTGGGTTGACGAAAACTATGATGGTAGCTGGGCAGTATATCGTAAGTCTATCAACTATCAGCCACAAGGACAACTAGCAACTAATAACCTAGGCACATATGGTTCAGCAGTGGCATACACTGCTATGAGTGGTTATCTAGTCGGTGATGCATCAGTAGGTAGTGTATATCGTTATGGTTATAATACTAATACACAAAACTATGATATCAACGAAACATTGACTGGCTCAGCATCATTCGGTACTAGTATTGCATATGCTAAAAATATCTATGCAATTTCACAGCCAACTACTAGCCCTAGTGTAAATCTCTATGCAATCAATGATTCTGTTCTATCAGATCAGTTCTTGCCTTATCAATCAGCAATTACTGCTCCAAGTGGAGTAACTGACTGGGGCAGCAAACTTGCAATGTCAGATGACTCAAACTGGTTGTATGTTTCTGCACTTGATCATGCTAAGGTTTATGTATACCGCAAGCAGAATATTCCACTGCAAGCTGGATATTTTGTACCTGGCGAAACTTATGAAATCACTGGCTTCGGTAATGATCAACCAAGCATAAACTTTGTAAATGAAATCGGTGACAATACTAATGCTATCTATCCAGGCGGTGTTATCTATGATTCAAACAATAATAGTTACGCTATCAGCTATGATTACAACAATGGTGGCGCATATCTAGTAAAATACTCGCCACTAGGTGATTTGGTATATCAAGTTAAGTATAGTGTACCGCTCTCAGCAGAAGACTTAGTTATTGATGAGTTCAATAACCTTTATACTACATTTGGTATTTCAGGAACTACTGAGTCAAGCGTACTAGCTAAAATCTCTACTATCAATGGTGCTATTATTTGGCAGAAGTCAATCTCAGATGGTTCGCATGATATCACTCCGGGTTCACTTGCCTACTCAAATGGCTTTGTCTATCAGACATTGAATAGAGTTATCACTGGTACTAATGCATACTCTATCGTAAGCAAGTATAATGCAACAACTGGTGATCTAGTATGGCAGAGAAAACTTAATACAGCTTCAGCAACTCAGCAGATTACTAAGGCTGTTGACGTAGATAGTTCTGGCAATGTTTATGTAACAGTATATGACAAGACCAATTCAATTGGTCACTTAGTCAAGTATAACTCAAGTGGTTCATTGTTGTGGCAATCTAAGATTGCTGGACTAGGATATGCCAACTTCATATCCTGTGAAAACAACAGTCTCATTATGACTAGTCACGAAACATCAACTGCAAACACAATGAAGTTGAATCCAAGTGATGGTTCTATCATTTGGCAGCGTTACTTGGGTGAGCTTGCAGGTGGAACTGAATGGGCCTACTCATCTACCACTGATGAATCTGGAAATGTATATGTTATCGGTGAAGGCAACTATGGTCTTTATGGTGACATTCTTGTTATTAAGTATGACAGCAACGGTAATCTAGTGTTCCAAAGAACATTGTCAACTGGTGACAACGTTTACGAAGATTCATATTATGAAGGTAGATCCGGCATTGCAGTCAAGAATGGCCAAATGCTATTCACTGGATTTGTGCTTGTTAGCGGCGTTGTTCAACCTACTGTTGCACAGCTTCCATCAGATGGTTCACTAACTGGTCAACAGGGTATTTGGAACTATAAGGTAGCTAACTTCACTATTGGCACCAGCTCACTTACAGTAGCAGCAGGCGACCTTACCGATGCCGCAGAAACATATATTACTACAACTGGTGCAGTAACCAATCCTACACAATCTAGTTTGGTACTCAGCCACACCGACTTCGTAAAAACCGACTTCACTCAGATCGGTGCTATTGAAAATAAGTTAGGTATTGTTTTCGTAGCAACAGGTGTAGGCGCCGGCTTTGGTACTGCTACTCAGATAACATATAAGCTAGCAAATATCATTGATGGTGCTGATCTAGACTTGACTTCAAGTGATCAGTTTGGCATGGCACTTTCTACTACTAATCGCGGTAACACATTAGTCGTAGGTGCACCTAATGTTGCTTATAACGAAACAATCACTGGCTGGGGCACAGCATACACATATGCAAGAACTGAGCAAAACAGTGAAATACAGAACAATAGTGTTTCTTATCAACCGCAGGATTTCACACTAGCATGGACTCCTTCAAATATTGCAGGTAAGGCAGTAACAACTGTCACTGATTCATTATACATCAATGTAGCATCTAACACTGATCTAGCAGTTAATATGCCAATCGTGTTTAGTGGAACTAACTTCGGTACCACTAGTATTCAGCCTAATGTTGTTTACTATGTTGCAGGTAAGAGTAGTACCACTAAGTTTTCTATCAAGACTTCACGTAATACTAATACTCCTATCACATTGACAAATGGTTCAGGACTGTCATTCACTGCATATACACAAACTAATCCGCTATATGTCAGTGTTAATGGACTATTAGTAGATGATAGTAACTATGCAACTATTGGCAATCAGTTCTATTACTATAGTTCTCTAAAGGCAGGCGATATTGTAAACGTAAGTGACAGCCAGTTCTATATGATTCAAGAAATGAATTCTATCTACACTGGAAGAAGCGATTCTCACTTTGGTACTGCTGTTGACAATACTATGCTTGGTTCAGATATCGTAGTTGGCTCGCCATTTGAAATTGATACTAATGGCAACGAAGGTGCGGTATACAGCTACATCAACGCTGGTGCAAAGTATGGCTTGGTAATAGGCACAATGGAATGCAATGTCACTGCACCTCGCGTATTGTTGATCAATGGATTTGCAGTTACATTGAATGCAGGTGATGCAACATCAATTGCTCAGCAAATCAACAACAGCAAGATCATAAACGTCGAAGCTGCTGCTACTAGTGATAACAAATTACTAATTCAATTGGCAAATAGTTCATTAGGACAAGTCGATGAAAAACTAGTTATCACCGTATTCGATGACAACGTATTGAGTGAACTTGGAATTCAAGTTTATACTAACACACAAATTGTTACTTGCCCTCATGGTACTGGTCCAACTCAGTTTGGTACTACTATCAAGATCAACAACGCAAAGACTATGTTAGTTTCAGCTCCAGTTGGAACTCGTTACGAAGGTACATTCTTTGATTTCTCAGATGACGAGAACCTAGACAACGACACTATCTTTGATAACAACGCAACACAGTTTGTTGATTCATATCCTAATGCTGGTGCAGTCTATATGTTTGACTATCTATCAAACAACAACGAAAGCCTAGCAACTCCTGGTGCGTTTACATATGCACAGGGTACCAATGATAACTCAACTGATTATGGACAGAACCCAGGTTATGGTCTAGCACTTGAGTTCAATGACAATGTTGTGATGGTAGGTAGCCCGAACTATCAGCCATATACAGTTGGTGGCAAGGCTGTAATCTATAACAACGCTTCAGGCTTAACAGACTGGATCGAATATAGACAAAGTGCTCCTGTCGTTGATATCAACAAGATTCAAAATACACAGTTGTATAGTGCGTCAACTAACAATACACTAGTCAACTTTGATTATCCAGATCCACTACAGAACAAATTGCTTGGTGCGGTTCGTGAGAATCTTGACTATGTAACTGGCATTGATCCAGCTAACTACAATGTCAACTATGCTCCGCAGTCAGGTATGATCTGGGGCGCAGATCATGTTGGTGAAATGTGGTTTAATACTACTAATGTTCGTTGGTTGAACTATCACCAGAATGATGTAGTTTACAATAGCCGTCACTGGGCACAAGTATTCCCGGGATCAGATGTTGCAGTGTATACTTGGATCGCAAGCTATGTTCTCCCTGTAAACTATCAAGGTCCGGGAGTACCATACGATGTCAATCAATACGCAGTAAACAGTATTATCAATTCAACTGGATTGGTTGTTCCTATCTATTATTTCTGGGTACGCAATACTAATACTATCTTTGAGCAACGTGGTAAGACACTATCTGATACTATTGTAGCATCATATATCGCTGATCCTAGAGGATCAGGTATTGCATTCATGGCTCCATTACTACCCAATACATTTGCGATGTATAACTCAGGTAGCTACTTCAATGCTAACGACACTGTATTCCATATCGGATATGCTAACGGAACATCTAACGATGTATCACACACTGAATATGCATTAATCAGAACAGATTATGAAGATGACTTCTTACCTGGTCTACCTGAATTTGTCAAGGGTACGTATGGTCAACCATACTCACTATATGCTAAGATGCTAGATTCATTAGCAGGTAGTGATCTTGCTGGTAATGTTGTCCCTAATCCTCTGCTTCCTCTTGCAGTACAGCAGGGCGTATTGAACATTCCTCGTCAGAGCTTCTTCTATGACAGATATGCAGCACTAGACAACTATTTGTCATATGCAAACACTGTTATGGCACAGTATCCTATCGTTGAAATCAAGGAAGATTTGAGCTTCTTGTTCACTAGCGGCGAGTTCTACAATACTCCTGACTATTGGGAATATGTAAACTGGTGGGCAACTGGTTACAGCAACAGCACAAAAACTACTATCCAAGTTGCAGTATATGGCGATTTGTCGGCTCTTACTAACGTAGCTACTGGCACTCTAGTCAAAGTAGAGCAAAACGGCGCAGGTAAGTTTGAAGTATATCGCTATGATGGTTCAGGCGTTTGGACTCGTGTTGGGCTACAAAACGGAACTATTCAGTTTAGCACATATCTATGGGATTATGCAGCAGGAAAGATCGGCTTCAGTGGAAACTTCTTCAGCACTGATTCATTTGATTCATACCCTGCTCAAGAAACTAGAGACATTGTTCGTGCATTAAACGAGCAGATTTATACTGGTGAATTACTAATTCATAGAAACAAGAGTTTGATTCTATTGTTTGACTTCATCCAGTCAGAAACTACTGAATCACAGAACTTCTTGCCTTGGTTGAACAAGACTAGTCTTGCTGATGTATCACATACTATTCGTGAATTGCTACCATACGAAGTTTACAAAACTGATGATCAGGCATTCCTATCAGGCTACATCAATGAAGTTAAACCATATCACGTTGTAATCAAGGATTTCTTGTTCAAGTATACAGGCAATGAAGTATTTGAAGGCGACATCACTGACTTTGATGTTCCTGCTACTTACAACTCAACTTATCAAGAGTTCATTTCGCCGCAGCTAGTATATACATCTGGTACAAACAATCAGTATGAGTATACTGCTAGCGACAACATTTGGCAGACTGCACCATACTCGCAATGGTTCCAGAATTATGGTCTATCAATGGGCAATCCAACTTACTCAAACGGAAATATCGTAGGTTATGTAGGCCAGCCAAATAAGTTAATGACTACGTTAAGTTCTTATGTAACTCGCGGTACTACTTATATGTTGGTTGACAATGCACAGGGCTTCCCTATTAACGGTGTAGTTACTATAGGCACTGAAAAAATTGGATACTCATATGTAGATCGTGCATTGAATCTTTTAGGTGGCCTGGTAAGAGGCGTAGATGGAACTACGATTGAAGATCATCTACCTTCTGCACAAATCTATATGGATCTTCCAGCAGTATTATTGCTTAGTGGCGGCAGAGGTTATAGCAATCCTCCCCGCATCACTGCGGTTATTGATACTACTAAGTATCCTGAGCCAACTGTTGCTGCTGAGTTTGAGGCTGTGATGAATCTAGATTCAGTCTTGCAAATCAATGTTATCAATCCTGGCAAGGGCTACGCAGTTCTTCCTGAGATTGTAATCGAACCATCAGTATCAGCCGAGTTCGCCAACACTGATATCGTATCTAGACTCAACACACTCTCAGTATTTGCTCCTGACTTTAGAACTGGTGACCTTGTACAATATAAAGCAGGCACCGGTGCTGGTGCTGGTGGACTAGCAGACGGTGCGTGGTATTATATCAATGTACTAGAAACTGCCCCATCAACTGTTATCGCATTGTATACTACATATGTTAATGCAATATATGACCAACATCGCGTAGATATCTCAGATATCGGTGTTTCTACTGGAATGACATTGAACTTGGGTGCTAAGGCAATTGCAATCACGCAGTCTACTCCAACTAGAGAACTTAACACCACTATCAAGTTTGATCGTACTTCATATACTTCTAAGATTCAAGATTGGCAAGCAGGAACATTCTATGGTGCATTCTTTGCTGGCAGTTACTATAACACTGACAATCTATCTAGCACTAATATTACGCTTGAGAATACCAATCCTAATATCAATGATATATTGGCTAGCGCACAAAGCGTTGTGTTTGAAGTAGCCGACGTTCAAAATGAAAGACAATTAACTTGGTCGTCGCTTATCAGAAACGTGAAGCAAACGGTAGCAGCTAATAATGCAATACGTTTGACTCCATTAGATGATGGCTCAGTCAACCCCAATGCATCAGGGTCAACTATTGGTTTCTACAAGAACATGCCTGTCAAGTTCAATGGGGCAACTATTGGCGGAATAGTCAACGGTACTACATATTACGTATCTGGAATATTGAATGAGATTGACTTTACTATCTCAGCTTCAATTGATGGTAGTGTATTTGCAGTAACAGATGCCACTGCTAGTGTTCCGATGTATTGCTATACTGGTCAGGTAGTTGATCAAGCAGTTCTTACTGTCAATTACCCAGGCATTATGACTGCAACTATGACAGAAGCCACAACTAATGCAATAACTATTCCACTATCAGCTATTGGTACAGGCGGAACCAACGGATTCTATCCTGGTATTTCTTTGTTCTTCACTGCAACGAACCCAGGTGAAGCGACATTCGGAAATGTAATTGAAAACCAAGTGTACTATGTCAACACTATCATTGATGAACAAACATTCACTATTTCTGAAGCCGGCACTAATGTAGCAACGGCAATCGGAAGCGACCCGTTCACTAATTCTCAAACTCACACCATCTATAGTACTATGGTTACTGAAACCGCTAGCGGAACTAATATCGTCACTGTAGATTCTACTACTGAGTTTGCAGTCAACGATCCTATCATCTTTAATTCAATGGTAATCAGTGGTAGCTCTGTTAACACGTTCGGAAATATAGTATCTGGTCAACTATACTATGTAAGCCAAATTGTCAATGGTACTGAGATGAAGATTTCTGAAAGCGTCAACGGCGTAGTATTTGCTCTAGCAAATGCATCAGGAACTGCAATGGTAACTGATCAAAAGAATACTGTTACCTTAACTACTGCTACCGGTTCAATGACTGCTAACGTTGCACTTCCTGTAAGCCCAGGCCAAGTCAATGGTCAGAAGTTCTCAATGTATCAGACTTCACAGCAGTATCCAAACATCTCAACTGGTACTATCAGTAATCTACTTAATAGAACTGTGTATGCAGCAATCGGAACTAACTTCAGTAATGCAGTAAACAGACTATCAGTGGATGATACTACATGGTTCTATTCAAACATGCCATTCCAGTTACAAGATACAGTGGGTGGACTAAGCACTAGCACTACCTATTACGTAAAAGAATATTCTGGTATGGAAGATCCTATGAATCCGGGTCAATACTTGAACAACATTTATGTAGTTGCAAATGCTACTATCGCCGGAACAAATACAACCGGAACTAATAAGATAGTATGTGCCCCTACATATGATACTTCTTCATTGTATGAAGGAATGGGAATCATCTTCAGTGGTGTCGGACTAGGCGGCATCACTATTGGACAAGAATATTTTGTAAAAGACATTGTTGATTCTACTCACTTCACTATTTCAGCAATTGCCGGGGGAAGTGAACTTAAGTTAACAACTGATTCAGGAACAATGGCAGGTACTGGTACACCATGGATTACGGTATCGTCTACCCCTGGCGGCTCTGTAATATCATTAACTACTGATACACTAACTACTCCTGTTGAATTAGATCAAGTTGTAACAAGTACCCCTACTTTTGATATGTCATATATCTTGGGTGGATACCGAGCAATTATACAGAATGGTGGATCAGGTTTCGCAATCACTAATACGATTTCTATCCCGGGAACACTAGTAGGTGGAACTTCTCCTACTAATGACGTAACTCTTGAAGTGAACACAGTAGACACAAATGGTGCAATCACTAGCTTAATCATCAGCGGTACGCCAGCTGGAACTACTAGCAACTACTACTTCAAGATTCGCGGATCAAATCAGTTTGAAGTATATTCTAACTCATTGATGACTATCCCGGTTAGCGGTCTTGATTTCCCATATATAGGATTCACTGAAACTACTGCTACTGTAGTAACTGCATCAAATGATAGAATCACAGTAGGTGATTCAACTATATTCAATGTAAACGATCCTGTTGTGTTTACCGGCACGATCTTTACTACTGATATTACATTGGGCCAAACTTACTATATCAAGTCAAAGCCAACGTCAACTACAGTAACATTGTCTGCTGTTCCTAGTGGATCAACACTCAATATTACCGCTGATGAAACAGGTTCAATGACAATAGCTAAGGCAGGCAGCTTTGCATTCTTGAGTGAGCCGTTCTATTTCTCACCATCAATCATTAGATTCAATAATAGACTTTACACTTGCTTGGTGTCAAACAATGATACTGAGTTTGTAATCGGTAAATGGGAATTGATTGACTCCGGTGACCGTAATATTAACGCAATGGATAGAGTAGTAGGTTATTACCAACCGACTGTTAACATGCCCGGTAGAGATTTAACCCAGCTATTTGAAGGTGTAACTTATCCTAACTCAACATATATGGGCAATGCGTTTGAACCTGATATGCAGTTTGATTTAGACGTTGTTCTTCAAGATCAACCGTTCTATCCAACTGGAGTACAGTTGAATGCAATGGTCTATACTGATGGATTCTATTCTGCTGCAAATCTATCTGATTACTCAGCACTCGTTTACAGTCCAGATGGTATGACTTGGTTGGCTGCACAATTAACAAGCAGCAATGTCAATCTAACTGACATTGTGTACGCTAATGGCACATACATCATGACTTCTACTAACCCAACTACTCCTATCTATAGAAGTACTGACGGTAGACAGTGGACTACTAATGGAACTTACACTCCATGGGGTTCAGATGGCTGGTCAACTAATAACTATGATTCAACATCACTTGATATTGCTTCATTGGCACTAGAATCTGCTGCATACTTTAACGGTTGGATCGCAGTAGGTGACAATATTGTTTATAGCACTGACACTTATACATGGAGAGAAGTAAAAACTTATTCTTCAGATAGTAATACACAATTGTATGGTGTCACCGCAGCAAACACCGGTCAATTTAACGGTGCAGTTGCAGTAGGTAAGACAAATATTCTTGTAAATCAAAATGGGCTACCAGTATTAACTCCAGTAAACTTGATCACTCGTTCAACTGATGGTATTGTTTGGAATGATGTTGCGCCGGTAACTAGCAAGAGCTTCTATACTGTAGCAGCAAATAATAGCAAGATCATTGCTGCTGGTCAGAATGGTATTATCTACTATTCATATAATGCTAGTGATTGGTTTGGATTGAATGAAGCAACTGTTTCTTCATTCAGCTCCACTAACAATATTATCAACATCTCCTCTGCAGGATTCCAGTTGAATGATCCAATCAAGTTTAACAACTCATTCTCTAGCATTGTAGCAGGAACAACTTACTATGTCAAGAGCATTGTTTCACCAACGTTGATCACTATTTCAGCCACTTCAGGCGGAGCAACTAAGTCATTGACTACCGGAAGTGTACCAGCTGGAACTATCGTATACAGCTATAACTCTGCTGACATTCATAGTATGACTTATGCAGATTCAGTTTGGGTAGCAGTAGGTGACAGTGGATTGATCAAGACTTCACCCGATGGTATTGTTTGGACAACACAGACTTCAGGCACTACTGAAAATCTCAACAGTGTAACATATGCAACTGATTTAGGTCAGTTTATCGTAGTTGGTGATAATAACACTATTCTAACAAGTGATGACTCGGGTGTAACTTGGACTAACATTTCATTGTTTGAAGTATTCCCACCAGTACACACTGTCAAGGGTGCAGACTTCCCATATGGATATGGTCCAGAAGAACTAGTACCCGGGGTTGTACGTGACAATCTAGCTATGACGGTGACTACTCGTCCAGGAACTAACTGGCCTGCTTCCCAGTATGCTCACATTGGGTATAACGTAATTTCGTTAGTGATGTCACCTGAAACACAGTTCCAAACTGAATATAGTTTTGACTCCGCAGCAGAATATGCAGCAGAAGTTTTTGTTCAGGTAATTAGTGCAACTACAGGATTGGGAACTACATTGTACAACGGCATTGACTACACAGTTGATTGGCAGAACAAGCTCGTAGTTCTTAATTCTCCTCTTACATATAGCCCAATGCAACAATTACGTATTGACGTATATGAAGTAGGTAACGGGGACCAACTTGTCAAGTCTTCTACTGATATTGATCCTATTAGAACTAATGATACAACTGGATTCAATGAAATATACGTGAACTGCAACTACAGTGCAACTATCTATCAGGGTAGCGGCGTTATTAGACCCGGAACATTTGATAGATCCATCATTGCGACTGCGACACAGGCGGTAACTAATCGTATTACATGCGAAGAAGTGTCTAACCTAGTACTAGGTGAACCTATCACATTCTCAGGTGATATTTTAGGTGGTCTAGAACCCAACACTACTTACTATATCAAGTCTATTAGTGTTGCAACTGATACTATCACTGTATCTAATTACTACGATGTGCAGACCGGTACGGCCGGCGCAACTGTTCCATTGACTACTGGCTCGGGTACAATGTATGTTAACTTGTCAATTGGTTCTGATCAGGTATGGACTGCTCCTATATTGTACAACAATGGTGTCAAGCAAGTCCCAGGCTATTCAAGCCAGGTAACACAAACAGTATCTAGCACTAATGCAGTTATTGTCAACTCATCGGGTGGATTAGCTCCAAATGCGCCGATTATGTTTAGCAACACGATGTTTGGCGGAGTAATTCAACCATTGACAACATATTACGTTGTTGATGTATTGTCTCCTACGAGCTTTACTATCTCTGAAACCCAGGGAGGATCAGTGCTTGCATTAACTGATGCTCTAGGCGGAGCCGAATATATTGCATATGACTATGCATTCGGCATCCAACCAAATGGAACTTCTGCTAAAATCGTCTTCTCAGCTACGGACCTAAACACTGATACTAACTATCTAGTATACTCATTGTTTGGTGAAACAACTCCAGAACAGTATGGATATACTATTCCTGTCACCCAGTTGATCATCAGTACTGGTGCTACCACATACTCGTTGAATCAATACATGGGTGAAGAAAATCCAGAGTATGCGATTGTTGAAGTTAATGGATTGCGAGTAGACCCATCTACTTACACTATTGACTCGGGCGCAAGCACGATCACATTTAATGTTGCTCCTACAACAGGTGCTAAGATTGCAGTGACCACGTTCAACGATCAGTCAAACCAATATATGACTACTCAAACTACTAACACACTCAGTGTTACTAAGATCAGTAACGTAAACAACAACATTACTGCTCCATTAGCAATTACTGTAGCGACAGCTACTACAACTAGTGGTCATACTATTACAGCTAATAGTACTGCTAACTTTGTAGTAGGACAGACTGTTGAATTCCGCGGTACTGGATTCGGTGGTATCTCGACTAATGGAACAGTCTACTTCATTGAAACTATTAATGGAGACGGCATACACTTTACTATTAAGGATGCTACAGGAACTCAGGTACCTGTTACTACCGCAACAGGTAATGTTGAAGTAATTGTCGGCGGCACTCCAACTGTCAGAATAACTACTTCTTCAGCATCTGGCTTTACTAACAACGAACTAGTAAGAATTGACGGAGTATTGGGTTCAACTCAACTCAACAACAATACTTACTATGTACGAGTAATTACTCCTACTGTGTTTGACTTGTATGCTCAGCCTTACAGTGCTTCACTAAATGCAGTAAATTATCCAGTCACTTCAGTATCCAATTACTTGGGCGGCGGATATGTATGGCAACAGGGAGTTCTTTATGTTCATGGAGTTACTGCAACATCTACAAATGGTACTGTAAAAATTACAGCAAGTGGAGACTTGGATGATTTGACTTTGGGCACTCCAGTATACTTTGCAGCAGCTAACACTAGTAATGGAACGGACGTTCTAGGCGGACTAATCCAGGGAACCGAATATTATGTTAACACTGTATATTCTGCAACTGAGTTCAGCGTATCTGCAACAAGAGGCGGCGATGAGCTTACGTTAACTTCTGATACCGGTACAGTATTTGTTACTCAATGGGCACAATTCAATACTAATCGTGTTTGGGTGACAATCAACGGCGCCCGAGTATTGTCTAGCAACCTAAGATTCAACGACTTTAACGAATTGAGTATCTTAGCACCAATATCAACTGGTGACGTAGTAGTAATCAATAGCATGGTTCCTAACGCAACACCAAATCAAGAGGTGTATATGAACATGGTTGACGATTCGGGAATCCCTTCTGTCTATCGTGTATTGGCATATACTCAATCTTACTTGACGAGTGACATCTACCCATTATCAACTGAAATTACAGTGAACAATGTCAATCGTCTTGTTAATATTGGTACTCAGAATGCAATCGCTCCGGCTGTTGCTAATGGGTATTACTCAATTGGCTTGGATGCAGACAAGAGAACATTGGCATCGGTGACTGTGTTTAACAATACGACAGGCTTGGAGATAAGCAATACTTACGTAAGTACATCATTGCTAGACTCATCACCTATCATAAAGATCACTGCTGGTAGCTGGATCAATCAAGGTGATTCATTGACTATCACTTCTATAGAAGGCAATACGGTCTATATCAACGGTGAACAAATCACATTCAGCGGTGTTGATCTTGTTAACAATAAGCTAACTGGTATTGGTCGCGGAGCAAATGGCACCGGTCAACAGTACTTTATTCCGAAAAATACCTCAGTAATCGGTTTGCTAAACAGCAATAAGATGCCAATCGAATACTACAATCAAACTTGGAATTCTTACAACTATAACACCGTTGAAGGGGATCCATTACAGATTAGCGAAACATCAGCAGCGTTTTTCTTAAATCCGGACAACAGCTAAATGATAAATAAAGAGATGAATGATAAGTCAAAAACCAATTTAACAGAAAAGTCACCCTCTGGTTCTAAGCCAAATGAAATCGGTGGTGTCTATTTTTCTTCTAGTGTAAAGATTTTTGATCCGAATTCAAACGAAATATTGGTTCAGAAAAGAGGGGACGATTAATGTCTGTGATTACAATGTCATATAAAGTTGAAGGGTTCATCAAAATCTACGACCCTAATAGTGGGGAAGTTTTTGTAGATAAGAAGAATGCTATTAACTATGAAAATATGTCAGAAGCCATCGCGGATACATTGTCAAGTCGCAATATCGGTGAAATCTACCAAATGGCATTTGGTAATGGAGCAGCTTCAGTTGACGAGACTGGTGTGATAACCTATCTACCACCCAATACAACTGGACAAAATGCCGCTCTATACAATCAAACATATGCAAAGATCGTAGATGATACCAGCGTATTCAACCTAGATCCTACACGCAATAAGATGACAGTATATCACACTGCTGGTAACCTATACTCCGACATTCTCGTGCAATGCTTACTTGATTATGGTGAGCCTGCTGGTCAGGCAGCATTCGATAATAGTACTGCTACTGATGGATCATATGTTTTTGATGAGCTAGGATTACTAGCAAACTATGGTACAGATGTTAACGGTAATGCTATCACCCGTCTTCTTACCCATGTTGTTTTTCACCCAGTACAAAAGAGTTTGAATAGACAGATTCAAATTGATTATACAGTAAGAATTCAAAGTTTGACCAACCTAGTAACAATATAATAACAACGGAGTATAGGAACAGTGTCATATACAATTATTAAAACTAACGGCACAGTCTTAACGACTATTGCCGACGGCACTCTCAATACTACGAGTACTTCTATTGCTCTGCCAGGCAGACTTTATCCTGGCTATGGTCAGGTTATAGATACTGATCTTGTTCATGTACTAGAAAACTTTGCCTATACCTCTCCCCCTGCTAATCCATTACAAGGCCAACTGTGGTTCAACACTAACACTAACTCATTGTGCATTTGTCCAACTGACGGTGAGACAAATGCAGCAGCATGGTATACAGTAATTACCTCAAGTTCATCCAGCCAAATCACTGCTGGTAATATTACTGTTAGTGGCAATGTTGATGCAAACAACTTTAATGCAGCTAATACGGTTACTGCTAATCTAGTTGACACTGATTACTTAACAGTAAATATTCAAGCAAACATTGCAAATGCTAACGTTACCGGAAACGCGAATCTAGCTAATGTTCTAACTGCAAATATTACAACCGGCGCCCAAACTACATTAGGTAATCTCACTGGAGCATGGACAGTAACCGGCAACGCTACTCTAGGCGGCCTCGCTAATACTGCAATGAGAATCACCGGCGGTAATCTGGTTATTGCTAACACTTCCAGTAGAGGCATTGTTGCTGATAACTTCTACTACTCAAATGGTACTCCAATCTCATTTTCAGGTACATACAGTAATTCCAATGTTATTTCTTACTTGCCACTATACACAGGTACAGTTGGAACTGGGGCAACGTTTAATGGACTCACCTTAACAACCGGAGCAAACACGACATCTGGTACCTTAACTGGTAACTGGACATTATCATCTGGCTCTAAGTTAAATGGGGTAAGTGTTGATGCTGCAAATGTTGTTGGTGCAGTAGCAACTGCCACCGCAGCGACTACTGCCGGTACGGTAACTAATGCTACTCAGGGCAACATTACTTCAGTTGGTACATTGTCAACATTGGGTGTTAGTGGTACGGTTACTGCATCACGCTTTGTATCAAACGTAGCAACCGGTACTGCTCCACTAACTGTTTCTTCTACTACTAAAGTAACAAACTTGAATGCAGATTATCTAGGCGGTTATCAAACAGATGTCAGTAATACAGCAAGTACAATTGCGTTGCGTGATACCGGTGGAAACATTGCTGCTAACTATTTCATTGGTAACGGTGCTTTATTAACCGGGCTTAATTTTGGTACTCTAGCGCAAATTATCAATGGTTCATCAAATGTTTCTATTCCCGCATCCGGCGGCAATGTCAATATTTCAATCGGTGGCACCGCTAATACTGTAGTAGCTCATTCAGCTGGCTTAAACGTAACTGGAAATATAATTGCCGGCAATATCAATGTAACTGGCATTTCTGGTGCATTAATTTCTTCTGCACAGCCAAACATCACTAGTGTAGGTACGTTATCGTCATTGACTGCTACTGGTAATATCACTGGTGCAAATATTAATGGTAATATCTACGGTAATGGTGCCGGACTTACTAATGTTCCTGCTGCGAGCATCAACGGTATTGTTCAGTATGCAAACTATTCGACTTATGCTGGGGCAATAACATTAGGGCCGCAGCCAAACATCACCTCAACTGGCACTTTAACCTCTGTTAATTCTAGCGGTAATGTTACAGCTCCTAACGTAATAGCTAACACAGGTGCATTTTATGGTAGTGGTGCAGGTTTAACTAACATCCCGGCGGGAAGTATTGTAGGAACTGTAACAAACGCAACCAATGCTGTAACTGCTACTACTGCAGGATCTGCTACAACAGCCGGAACAGTAACAACTCCGTCACAACCAAATATCACGAGCGTTGGTGCATTGACATCATTGACTGTACTTAATAAAGTAACAGCGGGCCAGTTTCAGGGCGACGGCGGGAACATTGGTAATCTTAGAGCAGCTAGCGTAGTAGGTACTGTAGCAACATCAACATACGCAACTAGCGCAGGAAGTGCAACAACTGCAACGTCCGCCGATAGTGCAACATATGCAACTAGTGCAGGAACTGCGTCAACTGTATCTTCTATCACAAGTTCTCAAGTGACAACTGCATTAGGGTATACTCCATACAACTCAAGTAACCCTAGCAGCTATATTTCCTTAAGTTCGTTCACGCAAAACTTCAATCAAGGTGGCACTGCTGGCTTAATCTACGGCGGAACAAATTACGGTTGGACACAACTTCCAAATGGACTCATTATTCAATGGGGCAACAATGAAACATTCCACTCAGGAGAGGGCGCAGTTGCAGTAGCTTTCCCTGTAACGTTCCCTAACATGGTGTTGACTGTAGTTGCTGTAGATAAAGGTCAAGGTTACGGTAATGTTAATGATGATATGTGGGTGCAAGTTCCATATATCTATAACACAGGATGTTACATCATGTATCAATCAAGTTCTAGTGGCAACAGCGGCTATGGATATAGATGGATTGCAATAGGATATTAATAATGACGTACAGTTATAGCCCTAGCACTAAGGGCTTTTATACTAGCGAAATACAATATCCTACACTTCCTGATGATATTATTGAACTTAGTGATGAAGAATACAGAAATATTTACGATACGTTGAGTAAGGGACGTAAGGAGATTAAAGTAAAAGATAATAAATTGACATTGGTTGACTCTGTTATAGTATTAACTTGGGACAACATCAGATCAAAAAGAAATCGTTTACTGAAAGAAAGTGATTATACACAAATGCCAGACTATCCCGGGGACAAAAATGCCTGGGCTGCATATAGACAGGCACTGAGAGACATTACATTATTCAATGACCCTAACGAGGTCAGATGGCCTACTAAGCCAAAAGGTTAACTAGGTCAACTATAGTTTGAGATAAATAAGAACAACGGAGAGAATTAAAGATGGCATATACGATTGTAAAGACTGACGGTACTGTATTGACAACCATTCCAGATGGTACGATCAACACTACTAGTACCTCAATTGGTCTTCCGGGCAAGAACTATGCAGGTTATGGTCAGCAGCTTGACACAAACTTTGTACATACACTAGAAAACTTTGCAGCAGCTAGCCCTCCCCCAAATGCGTTGCGCGGGCAGCTTTGGTTCAACACTAACAACTCAACTCTTTATGTTTGTCCAACTGACGGTGAATCAAACTCGTTAGCATGGTTGTCTCTTACCTCAACGTCATCAGGTGGTACTACTACATTTGGTCAGGTTACAATCACTGGCGACCTAAATGCAAACAACGGTACATTCACGAATGGTATTACTGCAAATGCAGCGACATTAAATTATGTAACTGTTAGTGCTAATCTAACCTCTGGTAATCTTGTAACTGCTAACGCAAGTGTCACTACTGGTCTTACTGTTGCTAATATTACAACTGGTGGTGCTACAACAGCAGGTACTATTACTGGTACTATTACACTTAATGGCGGCGCAAGTGGCAACGCATTGATTGTTACAGGTGGTAACGTAGTTGTCCCTAACGTATCGGGATATGGTGTTAAGGCTGATAACTTCTATTATGCTAATGGTTCTCCAATCTCTTTCGCCGGATCATATAGTAACGCAAACGTTGCAACTTATCTACCTACGTACAATGGTACTATTCTTACAACTACCACACAAGCTACTACATTGACAACTGGTGCAGCACTAACTGCTGGCAGCATCACTGGCAACTGGTCGTTAACAACTGGTTCACGCCTCAATGCTACTTACGCTGACTTGGCCGAACGTTTTGCTGCCGATGACGTATATGATGCCGGAACAGTTGTGTCATTGGGTGGTGATGCTGAAATCACTGCCGTTCAATATGAACTTTCAGAAGATGTATTTGGCGTTATCTCTGACACTGCTGCTTACTTGATGAACGCAGCAGCAGGTGATGACAATACTCACCCTGCAGTGGCTGTTTCAGGTCGTGTTCCTGTTAAGGTAACTGGCACTGTTAATAAGGGTGATCGTCTCGTTAGTGCAGGCGCTGGAATCGCCCGGGCAGCTAAGACAGGTGAAGCTACCTCATTCAACGTTATTGGTAGAGCATTAGAAAGCAAGTCAACAGAGGGTGTGGGATACGTAGAAGCCTTCGTAGCAATTAAGTAATAAGGAATTAATAATGACTTACGCGCAATATGGTACGATTGCAGCTACGGACTTTGACGCACTTGCAGGCGGCAACCCAGCAACAACTTCTGGTGCACTAAACACTGTTTGGGCCACTGGCGCCGGATCTGCTGGATATGGGCAGTCACCAGTTGCTAACGTAACCTCAGGACAAACTGTTGCTGCGGCATCTCAATGGGCTAATCTAGTTAACTATACTGCTAACGCAGCAAGTCACCAGGGTTCAAGTATCACTGCTGTAACAACACCTGCATCCGGCGGAACTATCACTTATCTTTCAGCTATCCCCACTAACCTTACTACCATTTACACAAATAGATTGAACGCTGCTACCCAGGGTGCATCATCTAATGTTACAACAACACAAAGTACTACTTGGGCTAACTCACTAACTTTTACATTTACCGCATCATTTGCAAATGCAGATGCAGCTAGATATTTCTTTAATGCAGGTGGGCAGTTTAAGTTTACTTTTGCTCAACCAACTGGAACTACAATGGCTAATGCCTATAATGCATTATGCACTGCATGTGGGACATTAGTTGAGTCAGCTCCTGCTAGCGGGTCTGCTGTTATTGTTGGAACAACATACACTGGATTTACTAAGGTGGGCGGAAGCGGATCACCCACTACATTAGCTACTAATGCAGGATATTATGCGTTAACTACTGCTAACACTACTTTATTCACTCAGACAACTGGTACTCCAGTGAACTATGATACATCAAGTATTAGCCTTGTTGCTAAAACTAACGGAACACAGGGCACAAACTCAGATAACGGTAATGTGTTAACATTCTATTCTGTTTGGAATGAAAGCCCTAGCAGTAATCTAACGGTAACAGCAGGAAGCGCAGTTACTATCAGTGCAGTGTATCCTGAATCTACATATATCGCCAATACATGGGGAACTGTTACTTTAGCAGGATCAGTTACCGGCACTTAAAAATATAGTTTTTGGGTACATAAACCACTTGACAAGGCAATAAAAGATAAGTATAGTAGTAACACTAAAGGGTGTTACAAAGGATACGAATATGAAGAAGTTTATTGCTATTGCTGCTGCACTTTCAATGATTGCTAGTCCTGCTCTTGCAGAACGTAGGGGCGAACATCACGTTCGCGGCTATGAAAATCATGGTCATGGGTGCGGATTGCTCTGTGGATTGATCATTGGCGGCGCTGTTGTTGGCGTACTGAGTTCGCATCCGTCACAGAATGTAGCTCCCGCTACTAATTATGATTACACCCCGCCCCAGCCGCAATATGTTTGCCAAAACATCTATATGCGTGACGCATATGGTAACTATGTTCTTGACGCATATGGTCGCGCAATCTTTACTCAACGTTGCTGGTACCAATAATATGAAAATGAAAATTACTCTATTGGCCTTGTCGTCCCTATCACTCAGCGGCTGTATTGCCACACATAGCTATGTGCAAAAGGAAGTTAATACTGTCCAAGAACGTCTTAATCAAACCAATGATAAGATGTTCACACTTAACCTGCAGGTAAAGACACTTCAAGAACAAATGAAGGCTCTGCCTGAACTTGCTCGTGACGCCTTTGTTCGTGCATTAGCCGCACAGAAATTAGCAGAAGGTAAGTTCGTGTATACTGCTACATTATCTGACAATGTTGCATCCTTTAAGACAGGACACTATGAACTAAATCAGTTTTCTAAGCTCTATATTCTTGGCATAGTAGAAAAACTACGTGCTGAAAACAAGAACGTCTATATTGAGATTCAGGGCCATACTGATACGCATGGTTCTATAAGCTACAATAAGAAGCTGGGGCTAGAACGTGCAGAAGCAGTTCGTGACTATATGGCTTCAATTGGTGTTCCTCTAAATCGTATGGATGTTATCTCATATGGTAAGAGCAAGTTAGTCTCAACGAAAGACTCTGAAAATCGTCGCGTTGTAATACAGGTTATGCAATAAAAACACTTGACATGATTCCATGAATCATGTATAAGTAAGATATCAGTTGTTGATACAATCTGATGTTTGTGCAGGACGCGGGGGCAGTACCCGCCACCTCCACCATAGACACACTTTGAAAGCGTATGTTATACAGCACAAGCAAGGTGGACTAGGAAAGGGAGTACGATGAGGAAACCCGGTACGATTTATAGGTTCGAATCCTATAAAAGTGTGTCTATGATGGGGGTGACACAGGATCGACTGCAAGGCAGAGGTGAGAGTAGACTGATTGGTTGGCCGCATATAAGCCAAAACGTTAAATGTCAACGATAATGACACTATGGATCTTGCGCTAGCCGCATGATTTCCGGGGCTTTGTTAGTTGAGCCTATCAACAGAATCAACTAACACCTATCCATACTTGATAAATACAGTATGGACATTTCAGAATTAGATGCATTCAAACTAAGTGACGCGGTTAAGTTTCACAATAAACTTAACCCTGACCTTTGGACTAATCATAAATTAGATCCTGAGGTAAGAGACCAGTTACTCATCATTGCAAATGACTTTGTTACTACACTTGGGTTGAGTGATCTACAAGTTAAGGACGTAACTGTTTCTGGTTCTAACGCTGCATACTCATATACTCCTCATAGTGATCTTGACCTACATATCGTTGTAGACTTCAATACCTTGCCTGACAATGAAGTATATCAGGAACTATTCACTGCTAAGAAAACAATCTATAATGATTCGCATGACATTACTGTACATGGCGTTCCAGTAGAAGTATACGTTCAGGATGTCAATGAACCTGTAAAGTCATTAGGCGAATATAGCGTACTTCATGACAAGTGGATTCATATTCCTAAAAAGAAAAGAGCTAACTTTGATGAAGCAGCTACAAAGGCTAAGTTTGATAATCTTGCTGAACTAGTTGAGTTGGCATTAAAGACTCAAGACCTTAGTAAAGTTGAAAAGACATTAGACACTATCAAGCGTTATCGTAAAGCTGGTCTTGCTAAGGGTGGAGAGTTTGGTCCTGAGAATCTTGCATTCAAGGCTATTCGCAAGCAGGGCGGCATTCAAGCATTGTATGACTTGCGTAATGAGTTGCGTAGCAATAAGCTATCTATTGAAGAAGAATTGTATGAATGGGCGGACTCCCCATACTCATATAAAAAACTACCTAGAGATAGTGGAATAAAAATTGAATATGAGTTTACTACTGATGCAGGGAAGTTGTATCATGTTGCAGTAGCAATGCATAAAAAGGATATTGCTGTAGTAAACTTCAAAATGATGAAGCAAGATGACAATGGTACAGAAAAGTTAACCGGTACTGGTGACTCTATTAAGGTAATGAGCACCGTTGTTAACATTGTAAAAGATGCAGTTGCAGCCTGGGATTATCCTAAGTATATCATGTTTGAAGCAACTGAAAGCGAACCGAGCAGAGTAAAGCTATACGCTGCTATGGGACGAATGGCTGCTAAGGCATTACCTAACTATAAGTTAAAATCCACTAAAGGCTCTTCATCTGTCAAGGGTAAAACGGGAGGATATTCTGTTACTACTCTTGTTAGAACAGGACCTGTTAATGAAGATCAATTAGACGAAACCACAAATGAAAGTCAATTGATCAACCTTATCTCAAAGAAAGCAGCCAAAGAAATATTCAAGATGCTGCGTAAGAAAGAGTCGGCACTTGCCTCTTTATTTGCACCTGATATGAAGCGCCACAATTTGCAAACATGGGGAATCACTCCTGAAAAGTTAGGTGTACCTTATGTTAAGGATCCTGTTCTTGGTTCAGTGTTGAATCGTGTGAAGTTTAGAGCAGTAGATTATGTAAACCCTATCCATCGCAAAAGAATAGCAAGTTACGATCCGGCAACTCATGAAATTACAGTACATTATCCTGCGATAGCACGAATCGCATCTAACGAACAATATGAAACAGAAAATTATCTAGCAAAAATCATTGCACATGAATTGCAACATGCGGTAGATGAAGTTAAGAGTAAGGGCAAAGCGTTTGACACTAACAAGGTGGCATATTCTACTTTACCATATGAAATCAACGCACGATTCCAAGAAGCATTGATGAATATGACAATGGAATTAGACCGTTTCAAAAAAGAGGGAAAGACTATTGATAAAAGAGGTCTACCTGACTTCATTGACTCAATACTTACTCATAACCATATTTCTCAATTTCTACCTAAAGATGGTCGTAGATACAAGCAACTGGTTCGTAGAGCTTATAAGTTCTTTGAAGCAGAACTTAACAATCCAAAACGTGAACAGCCATTGAGTATTGTCAAGAGAGCAATGAACTATATTCTTGAGAAGCCAACAGCAGAGATTCACGAAGCCTCTGTCAAACTCTATACAGACCCTAATTATTTCGGTGCTGAGGTAGACGACACTAATTTGAAAAATCTACCCACAACAAATATTCCTTTAGATAAACTTGTTTCGTATGAACCAGACTCAAAGATGAACCAAGAAAAAGCAAAGACAAATGTAAGGAAGATACTGCAAGGGCTAAGTAAGGGCGAAAACATTCCTCCTATTTTAGTTCGCAAGTATAAGAACGGCTATCAAGTGTTAGATGGCCATCATCGTTTCTATGCATATAAGCTATTAAAGAAAAAAACGATCCCTGCAAAGATTATACCAGACGAAGATATTGAAACGGTAAACGAAGCCTCAGGATACATTCCGAGCAAAAAGGAAGCAAACGATCCTCGCTTCAAGACTGCCCTCACTGTAGATGTAAAGCCAGACGCAATCAAGAAGAACGCTAAGGCGTTTGGTTTCAAGACTTCCAGAGCAGGTATTCCTCCTCAGGCAAACCCAAATGGTAAGATCGCTGAAAGTTTGATGAACGAATGGCAATCATTCTTAGCTGAAAGTTATGACTACAGTGCTTGGGGATATTGGATTATGCCTGATGGTAAAATCCTTCCGGTCAACTACTTAAGTCACGACATTGCTGCCAAAGAGTTAGGATTTGACAGCAAAGAAGATATGGTTAATGCCGGGGCAATACGAGTAACCGGGGCTAGGGTATCAGACGTAAGTTCCATTACCCGTCCTAGCAAACAAGCAATTAGAGGTTTAGTTAAACTATTGCGACAGGTTGATCGGGCAGATAATATTTGGTATGCTAATGAAGAAACCGGGGAATTCAAAGGAGTTTCCCCGCGCGAATTAATTCAGAAACTATCTGGCCAGCATCATGCAATTGAAGAAGATGACCAGCAGGAACTCTTCCCGGGCTATGATGCACAGCACAGAGAAAAGCGTTTAGGTGATTGGTTACAAAATACACATGCGTGGGATGGTCATAAGCCAATGACATTCTATCATGCTACTACTAAAGACTTTGACACTTTCAACACTCATGGCACAGGCTTTGCAAGTGCATTGGGTATGGCATTTGAGGTAGAACGTCATGGTTCCTTCTTTGCAGTTGATCCGATGTTTGCTGAATCGTTCATTGAGAAACCAGACTATCCCGGAGAATATAAAGAGGGTGGTAGAGTTATCCCCGTGCATTTGTCGGTGCAGAATCCTATTGATCTAAGAGACAACAATCTTTCATACATGTTACGAGATGATGAAACTGTAGATGGATTTAAGGCAAACGATATTGATTTACGATCAATCTATTATCATGTTCCGGAATTTGATCGCTGGGAACTGTTTGATGGTCCAGAAGGTGCTGAGTTCGTTGATAACCTACAGAAGCTAGGCTTTGACGGAGCTATCATCAATGAAAGTATTCCAAACAACAGCAATGCAAAGTCCGGAGAAGTTTGGGTCGTATTCAATCCCAATCAAGTAAAGTCTATTCACAATCGCGGATCCTTCAGTCCAAACGATCCTAATTTGATGAGAGAAAACGGTTGACATAAACCCAAAACTACTGTAGTGTGAGAATATGAGCAAAACATTCAACACCGCAGAAGAAGCACAGCAAATCATCGCCAACCTTCGTATGCAGTTGAACCGATTGCCCTATAACCCTGACTTGTTCAAACTCTGTTCCAACCTTAGCCACATGAATACCATCCTCAGCCAACTTGAGGTTGAAAAGCGTCAGACCCGCAAGTCATATAAGTTTGACGCGCATAAGGAACAGTTGTCCAAAGCTATCAAGCATCTTGAGCATCTTATCCTTATGGCAACACTCATGGCATAAAAAATATCCAATCAGGCAAAAAACTGGTTGACAATCCCCTCACAATCACGTATAACGAGTCTATAGAGAGCAAGAAAGCAAAACACTCTCTATCATTTGTTCAAACTTTAGGAGCTTAAATATGTCTCAGTATGTTTCTGACACTCTCACTGTCACTTCGATTCAGGCCCGTAAGGCCCTTCTCACCGCGTTCAAGGCAAAGCGTCCTGTCTTCCTCTGGGGCCCTCCGGGCATTGGTAAGTCGGAAGTCGTTCAGGAAATCACTGACGAACTCGGTGGTTACATGTACGATATGCGTATGGCGCAGATGGAACCGACTGACGTTCGCGGTATCCCCTTCTTCAACAAGGAAATCGGCAAGATGGACTGGGCTGAACCCGTTGATCTTCCCAGCGAGGAAGTCTGTTCGCAGTATCCGATCGTCGTTCTTTTCCTTGACGAAATGAACTCGGCTCCGCCCGCTGTTCAGGCTGCTGGTTATCAGCTTATTCTCAATCGTCGTATCGGCAAGTACAAGCTGCCCGAGAACGTTGTGATCGTTGCTGCTGGTAACCGTGACAGCGACAAGGGTGTTACGTATCGTATGCCGATGCCGCTTGCTAATCGTTTCGTTCACCTTGAAATGCGTTATGACTTCAACGCTTGGCAGCAGTGGGCTGTTAACAAGGGCATCAACAAGGACGTTGTTGGTTATCTCTCGTTCTCTAAGCAGGATGGTTATGACTTTGACGCTAAGGGTTCTAGCCGCGCGTTCGCTACTCCGCGTTCGTGGGTCTTCGTCAGCGACCTGCTGAACGATGAAGACGTTGACAATGACACTCTGTTCAACCTCGTCGCTGGTTCTATCGGTGATGGTCTTGCTACGAAGTTCATGGCACACCGTAAGGTTGCTGGTCGTATGCCCGAGCCGAGCGACATTCTCAACGGCAAGGTCAAGGACCTCAACGTCAAGGAAATCAGTGCGATGTACTCGCTCACGATTTCTATGTGCTATGAACTGAAGGATGCGCTTGAAAACAAGCGTGTTGACAATAAGCAGTTCCACGACATGTGCGCTAACTTCTTTGAATACATGATGAAGAACTTCGAAACGGAGCTGGTCGTCATGGGTTC